TCTTCTTCTTCTAGCTAATAATAATATTATAAAGGGTGTTCCCTGTGTAGGTATGGAGAGATAAATGATTTGTGAAAAGTGTAACAAAAAGCTAGCTTATGTTCGGGATGTTGTAGGAGATCCTTTCCTATATTGTCCTGAATGTTGTCAGGTATGGGTAGAGAGAGTGAAACAATGATTTGTGAAAGGTGTAATCCTCCAAGAAGGTTAAACCCTTCTACATATGACAAAACCTGTTTTTGTGATGATTACCCAAAAGAAGAACATGGTTGGTGTTATTGTTGCGCAACTGGTCAGGTGGTAAGAAATGACTAAGATCGGTAAGACCTTTACGATAGACCTGGATGTCTATAACTGGTTGGAACAGTATGCTAAAGATAAGAACAGGAAAGTATCATATATGGTTAATTTGGCATTAAGGAAAATCAAGGACCAAACGCAGACATGGACCTGTCCTGAATGCGGAACCAGTAACGGTAATCAATTCACTGACTGCGTTAAATGCGAATATGTATTATCCTTCAAGGATCTCCCTAAGTCTTAAGTAGCTAAACCTTAGTCGGGAAGCATGGTACGAAGACGTGCACGATCAAGAAGGAGAGCTCCAAGGCAATTTGGAATCAATGTAATTGAAACTGGAACTGCCCTGGCATTAATTTCACAAGTAGATGCAGGTGCAGCTGTACAATCATTTTTAGCAGGTAATCTTAATGCAGGATTAAGCACCATGACAAAGGCTGCAAAAACAAATAAACAAGCAATCATAAAAACGCTTATAGGAAGTATGGTTGCCAAGGTTGCAGTTAAGACATTATCACGGGGATCACCCGTATTAGCGTCCTTGGGTCCCATCAAGGTGCGTGCATAGAGGTAAAATATGGCAATAGTAGTAACAAGAACGGAAGCAGGGTTGAGCGCAACCACATCGTTTCAGAGCATGAACAATCAGTTCGCAAGTTCTGGTTTAAGTTTGGTAGTACCAAGCGGAGTATCGCAGATCTCTTCCATATCAATGGGAGTAAGTAGCGTAGGAACTGGGGCAGACTTTTGTTCAGGATTCAAATTAACAGGTACAGCACTTCAGGAAGGAGACGCGACCTTTATGGGTCCTGCGATCGCACAGGCCGCAAGTGGCGGTACTGGAGTAGCGAACTGCGTAGTTCAAGAAAAGACCGCCCTGGGCGTAACTTCTGGAAATACTCTGGACATCCAAGTCGCAGTAACGACCGCCGCAACTATCGATTCTAGCTGCACAATCACATTCGAGTAAACAATGCCCGAAGGCATTCCGTATGCTAGTAGTAATGTAGTAGTCAATACAGGTTTAGAATTAAATTATATTGGCGAACACTGTTATGCTTATAGTGGTCAAGTAGTTTCTAATGGAGGAGCTCAGGCAACTTTATTACTTTTTACAACTGGAAACACTACAATCGTAGGAGAGTTATGTTTTACTGAAAATGAAAGGGGTAGCAATGCAATCGAATTGCAGGGTTTCATTAATGGCATAAGAATGATTGATTCGGAATATGATGCTTCACCTATGGAAACTAGGCACGTCTTTCCAATACTACTTCCCCCCTATACGGTGTTTGAACTTAAATTTATAGCTCAAGGGACTAACATTAACGGTACTGCGTGGTTTGTAGGTAGAACTTATAAATGACACTTTCGACGGGGCCGACCCTTAACTTCTTTGGTGATCACATGTTTGCCTGGAGTGGCCAAGAAGCATTAACCGCAGGAGGCACCACCCTACTCGATTTTATTTCTCCAAATAGATTCTATACTGTAGTCACAAACGTATCGTTCGACTATAGTGGGTGTTCTGCGGGGGATGTGTTGTCCTGGTCTCTTCAGGGCAATCAAGAAGCCCTCCACGTTAGCAAATTCATCATAAGTGTTAACGGAATCGGGCCCCAATTCCCTAACTTATACTATACGATCCCTCCCAACACGGGGATGAATGTTGTAGCTGTAGGCCCTTCTGGGTTGATGACTGTAGTTCTAGAAGGTAAAGAGGTGCAATAGTGCCCAGACGACGAGGTTACAGGTCATCAGAGTCTGAAGACTTACACGAAGCCCTTAGAATAATTGAAGAAGAATTATTTAGATTAGATCGGAAAGAACGTGAACCATCCCGTAGACCAAAACCAAAGCGCAAACTAAGCGCCTGGAACAAATACGTTAAGGCGAATTCCAAGAAGCCACGTTTCCGATATCGTAACGGTAAACTAAATCTTAAGAAAATGGCGATCGCGTTCAGGAAAACCCCCGCAGGCAAAAAGAAGAGGCGCTAATGGTTTACGAGGCGGTACCAATAGACGTAGAGTTACAAAAAGTAACGGTACAAGAACGTGACGCTTTATCCAGATATAAGAGACACGAAAATATAAACACGCTTTTAGCCAACGAAACAACCCCTAAACTTATCGCGGGAATGGCTCTTTTAGTTTCAGCCCCGACAATTTTAAAAATTATATTCGATGCGTTGGCTAAACAAAAGCCCGAACTTGATATTGACATTGCTAAAGCTGGAGTTAATTATTTGACATTTACCAAAGACTTTGGAGAAGCGATTTTAGACTTAGGCGGGCCCGCTATCGGTGGCCCATTCTTTGAAGGTGAAGCAGAGGACTTTTGGAATAAGTACGTTAAAAAATGAATTTAGGCGCATTGATTGGATTCTTAAAATTAGCTCAGGATACTGGATTTACTCCAGGTTATAGAGCAGAAAGACCAGATTTTATTTGGGGACCAAAAAAAGCTACTGTTAGTGTTATTAAACCGAAGGCAAAAAAAATAACTATTTCAATAGGTCAAACTCCTCTTATAGTTCCTGTAGGTTTTGAATTAGTGGGACCATCAATAATTGGACTCCGCAGACCTAAAGGTTTAGATTAAATGGAAATCACAACGGTTTCCTTAATGCTATACTTTGCTGCTTGGACATTATTCTATTTTGGAATAAGTCATTATATCGCCAAACTGAGTAAAGATAAATGGGTTGAGTGGGCAAAGTCGACTGAAAGTGACGAAGACCTGTTAATCATCTTGGAACCGATCATAGATGAGATTGAAGGACGGACCCATGAGATGTTGGAGAACTTTCAATCTTCTTTTTTCGGTTCTTTAGGTGCAGCCAGTAAAAAATTAGACGAATCTACAGGCCAAAGTACAATTAAAGCTATAACCAAAGATAACCCTATCATGGGGCTAGTCGCAGAGATGTTAATGAAAAGAAGTGGCTTAGAAGGACTCATAAAGACCCAGAATAACCCCGAAGTAGGGGTAAAACAGCCCCAGAACAGGGCTAAGTTAGGGTTAAAGTAGTCCAAAATAATGACATAATTAGCTAGTTAGGTAGGTACGGAGGGTTCTAGAACTCTTTTTCTTCTTCTTCTTCTTCTTCTTCTTCTAGCTAATAATAATATTATAAAGGGTGTTCCCTGTGTAGGTATGGAGAGATAAATGATTTGTGAAAAGTGTAACAAAAAGCTAGCTTATGTTCGGGATGTTGTAGGAGATCCTTTCCTATATTGTCCTGAATG